CATATTTATCACATCTGTAGCCTTAAGTCCATAAATTGCCGCTACGACACTGACCCACAAACCAACTATCCACCAAGGCATCTCTTGTAATTTTTGAAAATACAGATCAATTTTTGCTTGCATCTTTTCATCTTCTGCAAAAACAGAATATGCCAACAAAAACAATGGTGAAGAAATTGTTAAAAGGACAAATTCGTCCTTCCAGTCGTTTTTTTGATTATCTGCAATTTTACCTGAAAATTCAATTTCTCCACGTTTCATTTTTTCTATGTGAAGAAGTTTAGCCTCTGACATTGCAACGTCAGCTGCTTTTTTATTTTTGTAAATTTCTAGTCCAGCTTTGATCCCTGAACCAAATAGTCCCCAGGGAATCATACTAGTACCAAGTTGCTGTTTGTTTTTTTGCTTTGCCAGTACCTTTTACAGTAACTTTTTGAGATTTATCTTTTTCAGTGACTTCAACTTTAATGCCACCTTGTTGATATCCGTCTTTACCAACACCTAATTCTTTTTCAATTTTAGGTGCTTTAACGTAACCTTGGCCTCGCATCCAATCTTTGCTCATATTTGTCTCCTTATTTTTTAATTATAACTATTTTCTACGGAAATTTCTACCAAAATCATTTATCTTGCTAGTTTCAGACATTTGTTGCTTTGCTATTGACACTCCTGCTCTTAAAGTAGCTAGTTCTTCGTTCTGTTCTAGCTTTTCTTCTTGAATTTGTTGGTTCATCATAGCTTTCATCTTATCAAGATTCAATCTTTCCTTGCCTTCTTCCTCTCGTCTTTGATTTTCTTGTGCTCTTAAGTCCAATTCTCTGCCTTTTAATCTTAATAATGGATCTCCACCGTACTCACCCATGATTTTTTCTTCCTCTTTAGCAAAATCTCCAGTCATTTCTGCTATTAAAATTGATTTTCTAGCTTCTATCTGATTAGTTATCTGTTGAATTCTTTGTTGTGCTCTCATTAGCATTGGATTCTGTTGCATCATCTGTGGATTTTGCATCATTGGACCCATTTGTTGAGTTAATTGTTGTAATTCTTGTAACTCTCTTACAAATTCTAACTGAACTTGCTCTTGAGCCATTAAAGAAATGTGTTCTAAAATATTTTTTTGTAATGAAGCCATAGCCATTGGATTATTTTGAACCATATTTAATTTCATAAAGTTTAAATGTGCATCAATATGTGCTTTGTGATCTTGTCCTGGAAAAGCTTGAAAAGGTTTTGCAGAAATTGCAAGAATATGTTCTAAACTTGGATCCATTGGTTGAGGTGCTTCAGGAGGTGGTAGTATTGAATTTATATTTTTAACTCCGATAGCTTCATACATAGATCTGTATGCTTGATACAAATTATGAATTTGAGGATTAGATTGAGCAAGTTGTAATTGAGTTTGTGCCATTGATATTCTTTGTGTTTGAGAGAATATGTTTGGATCTGCAACTGGTAAAATATCTATTCTATCATCAAAGTCTTGTAGCTTAACTTCTCTTGAAGCTCCTGGTACATCGTATGGATATACAGGTGGTAAATAAGTTTTAAATACTTCTGATAATAATTTAAACTCTTGTTTAAGTCCTACGTATAATCTTTTGTGTATGGCCGACATTACCCGCGATCCACGTTCCAATAATGCTACCGTCGTACCGACTGCCGCGGATTGATTCATATCACCCACTTGCATATCAGCGATGGCCGCGAATCGTTGGCCTGCAGAAACAACAACTCCCATTAATTGTAATAATGTTTGATCAGGACCTTTGAAAGGTAAAGTCATAAACTGATCTTTGATATTGCCTCCCGGAGCGTCGACATCTCTAAACTCACCTGGTTGTAAAGGCTGTGCATCGTCTCTAACTCTAATACCTCTTGATTTAAATCCAGCAGGTAAGTTAGCTAAAGTACCAGCATCAAGTAATTGTCTTAAAGCAGCAGTAGCTGTTCTAGTCAAACCACCAATCATATGAATTAAACCAAAGCCATAGAATCCTGTGCCTGGTAAAAATTTAAATTGCACAAAGTATTGTATTTTTTTCTTAAGTGGATCTGTTGGTTGGTAATTTCTTCTTATAGATAAAATTGTATTATTAGCTTGAGCTATTGTTATGATGTAAGGAAGTTTAATTCCAGTAGGATCTCCATTTTCATCTGTATCTTCATAACCTTCTAAATCTAAATCAGTATGTATTTCGTAAATAGTATATTGATTCTCTTGACCATCTTTTGAAATACCTTCTAATTCTAATTTTTTATCACCCAATTCAGTTTGATTAATTGGTGGATTTCCTAAATCTACATCTCTGTAAAAACCAGAGACTTGTTGTTTTCTTAATTCATTTTCTGACATCTTGATGACGTGAACAATTGCATCTGCATCATCTAATGAGTTTGCACTATATGGAACAATTAAATCTTCCGCAGGAACAAATTTTGATACGGCTCTACCTAAAAGATCGTCGTAATAAACTTTCTTAAATGTAGAGCCGGACAGGGGTAGATAGAAAAGCATTTGGTCAAATTCTGGTTCATATTCTTTCATCTGATCCATAATTTGATAATTCATAAAATCTTTTACTCTATTTGCTTGGTCTTGTTTTTCAGTTGTAACATCTCCTAAAATTTGTGCTCTTACTGGACCTTCAGCAGGTAATAATTCTTTGTATGCTTGTGCTTGAAATTGTGTAACGGCTTCTGCAAGAACAGGGTGATTAACACCAGATGCACCTTTGAAAGGTTCTGTTCTTCTTTCGTATTTAAATCCTAATAGGTCTAAACCTTCTCTATAAGATTGTTCCCAATCGCTTCTAGATTCTTTGTACTCATTGTATTGATCATAAAGTTTTGATCCTAATGAATCTAAAATTCCTTCGTCTAAAAATTCTGCAAGGTTTGTAAAATGATCTTCAGATCCTGATTTTGAAGCAAGGCTTGGATCAAAAGAAATTTCTGCTCCACCTTCTTCAGTCATTGAAATCTCTACAGGTCCACCTTCAGTTTGAATCTGTTCAGCTTCGTCTTTTATAGCTTCTTGTATTTCAACTTCTCCAGGAAGTTCAACGGTCGTTTTAGTATTGGGTAATGCTTTATCTATTTCAGCCATGAAATATTTTAACCTTTCTCTGTGATTGTTTCAACACCTTGTTCCATCATATTATCAGGTGTTTCTTTGCCTGTCAAACTTTGAATAAACTCATTTTCATACTTAAAGCTCATTGGCATTTTTTGTTCTATAGGCATAGGATTCTCTTTAGCCCATTGTAATAGCTCTTCTTGGCTAACACGTTTATTGTTAGCTGTGTTTACAAATTCTCCTAAAATTTCGTTATATTTAATATCCATTATCTTTTCTCCACAAACATTGTTGCAAGTCCACCTTCTTTAAGAGATGCTGGTGGACTGTATACAGGCAATGAATATGGATTATATATATTAAAATATGAAGGTTCATTTCCTGATTTAATTGTGTTGTAAACATCTGAACTATATACGCTTCCATCTCTGGTATCCCTATACGCATTTGTTCCATAATTTTCAAAAAAAGGAATTAAATTATTTGATTGAGAGTTTAATTGATTTTGATAATAATCATCACCCACAAAAGTAAAATTATCACCAAAGGCAGCTTTTAAATCTTCACCGTTGTAACCTGCACCTTTAAAAATATTATTAACCATAGAATCAGAAACTAATCTTCTCCCTTGGTTATCATATATAATTTCATTTGGTGTAGGTGTAGTATTTAAACTTGTAATACCTTCTGAAGTTGTTGGACTAAAAGTTTCTTTTAAACCTCCATATGTTCTTCCTGCGGCCATTAAAAGTGGGTTTTGATCATCGTATTCTTTTGCAACTAATCCTAAATTTTTAAAAAAATCTGTTATGCCTTGTTTACTTAATCCAAACTCTCCTTGGTAACCTTTATCAGAATACTTTTTAAGAGCTTGATAATAATCATAAACTGGACTAGCAAGTCCTTGTCCTAAAGCTACTAAAGGTTTTAAAGTTTGATTTGCTCCTGATACTAAATCACCACCTGATTTTATTGCATAATCTAATTGATTTTCTATACCATATGCACTAGGATTTCTTTTCATTTTATCAACAGCATCAAAGTGCCTTTGAGTTAAACCTAGTTGTCTTAAACTATTTCCAATTACAGTATTTGCATCATTAATTGCCTTATTCTGCTCAAATGTATTAGCCATTCTAGGGTCTACTAAAGCCCCATCAGCATACATTTGTCTTGCAATTTGTGATCTTGTTATACTCATAGTTTATATATTTTTAGTTGAAGTAAAGCAGGATTGAAACCTGTAAATCTCAACATTACTTTGTTTTTCCAAATAAATCAAGCCTTGGCATTTTAACTAATACGTCTCTTTGCACATCTTCTGCAAGTATATTAGCTGCTTTTAAAGCCTCTTCATCCTTGTAAATTTCTCCAGTTTTCTTGTTTTTT